AACTTTGACACCGCCGCCCTAGCATGGCCGACCTCTCCATCACCGCAGCATCCGTCATTCCTTCTTCCTCCGCAGTCATCGCCATCGGCACAGCCGGTGCGACCATCGTCGCGGGGCAGACGCTCTACATCGACACAGCCGACTCGAACAAGCTCAAGCTCTACGACTCGGACGGCTCGGCGCTCACCTCGACGATGGCAGGCATCGCCCTCGGCGGCGCAGCCAGCGGGCAGCAGGTGCGCTACGTCACGCAAGACCCGGCGCTTGTGCTCGGATGCACGATGGCGGTTGGTGATACCCTTTGGGGCAGCGACACCGCAGGCGGCATCACCGCGACCTTCGCGGACTTGGAGGCTGGCGACTACATCACCTGCATCGGCGTCTGCACGGTGGTGAACAGCACGATCAATTTCAAAATGATCCCGGCTGGCGCGGTGAAGGCCTAGTTTGACACCGCCGAAAAGGCGTGACCATAGATGCGGAATTCATTTTGGCCCTGCTACGGGTGATCAAACTGCGCGGGCGAGACGTGATCGAAACCGTCTTTCTCGGCGAGTTCAGCATCGTAAGCGGACAGGGCGGCGGCAAGCTCGTCAACACCTCAGTCGGCGGCAAATCGTTTTCGTTCTCGCTCCCGGCAAGCATGAGCAGCGACGCACTCATGATCGCTTGTGACCGCGCACTGAGGCATTGGGATTCGCTCGACGCGACGCAGCGCGCCTTGCTTTTTACGACACGCCGCCAATCAACCGTGCGGGCATCGTTCTAAGCTATGGCATCGCTCGTTGACCCTCAAGGCTTCCCGGTTTCATCCAAGCTCCTGCACGCTGCGCACAAGAACAGCGGCGACCGACCATATTGGCGAGACGGCATCCGCGACACGGAAAAGGACATCCCATTTCAAGACTGGCGCACCGTTGTCAGCTACTCGCGCCGCCTCTACGCCAATGACGGACTTGTAAAAGGCGCGATTGACCAGATGGCACAGCACGCCGTGGGGCGCGCGTGGAACCCGAATTACACCGGCGAAGATGCCGAGTGGGGCAAGCAAGCCGAGCAATGGCTCACCGAGGAATGGTTCGGCGTTTGCGACGTGCGCGGCGACCAGTGGGATTTCAAGACCTCGCTTTTCAACGACTCCGTGGCGCTCGACGTTGACGGTGATTTCCTCGTCATCCTCACCGAGACCGAAGGCGGATTCCCGGCGATTCAGCATCTACCGGCGCACAAGCTCGGCACCCGCGACACGAACAAGACGACCGTGGAGAAAGGGCCGCTGCGTGGATTCCGTATCGAGCAGGGCGTTATCTTGAACGACCTCAACCGCGTCGTCGGCGTGCGCATCCTTGGCGAGACGGAAAAGGACGACCGCGACGTGATCGCGAATGACTGCATCTTCTGTTTCAACGCCACGCGCGCAGACCAGATTCGCGGACTGCCGACGTTCAGCCACGCCATCAACGAACTCCGTGACGCATGGCAGTCGCAGCAATGGGAACAAATCACGCATCAGCTCGCGTCGTCCATCGGGTTGATCGAACACAACGAACTCGGCGCGGCAGACCCGAATGACCCCGGCACGGTGCTCGGCGAGCAAGGCACGGACGAAGAGACGTTCACAAGCAAGCGCATGGAGGGCGGCATGATTCGCTATTTCAAGGCTGGCAGCGGCGCGAAGCTCGAAGAGTTCCTGAGCAACAAGCCCGGCCCGGCGTGGGAGGCGTTTCAAGAGCGAATCTTCAAAAAGGCGCTCGTCGGCGCGTGCTGGCCGTATGCGTTGTGCTGGCCGGGTGCGGGACTCACCGGGCCTGCGGAGCGTTCGCAAATCGAACTCGCGCGGGCAACCATCCTCGACCGACAAGAGCTTCTGCAATCGGTGGCACTGCGAGAGATTCGCTACGCACTGAGCAAGGCAATGAACATCGGGCGCATCCCGCGCTCAACCGATTGGTGGAGGTGGAAGTTCACGCTTCCGCCGAAGTTCAGTATCGACAACGGACGCGACGGGCAGAGCAGGCGCGAGGACTACAAGCTCGGCCACAAGAACCTGCGCGGCATCCTCGGCGAGCAAGGCATCGCATACGACCATCACCGCCGCGAGCGAAAAGGCGAAGTCGTGGACTTGCTCACCGACGCGCTGGAAGTGGCGAGCAAAAAGGAAGTGCCGTTCGGATTGGTGCTTTCGCTAATGCAACAGCAGACCGCGACCGCGAGTGTCGGCGGTGGAATGAACGGGCAACCCGTGGCAGACCCGAACGACCCCGCGCCGGAACCGGAGCCAGTGGCTGCACCGCCCCAAGTTTGACACCGCACGAAAAGAAAATGGGCCGCCACTACGCATTCCGCACAACCTTCGCATCCGGCGCGATTAACACGGACGCGCGCACCATCAGCGGCGTGAGCGTTATCACGGAAGGCCCGGCGCTAGGGCACGGCGTAATGATAGACGCGGAGAGCCTGAGCACCGTCAAGACGTGCGCGGAGACCTACGGCGGCGGACTCAAAGTGAAGATGAATCACCGCAGCGGCGCGGATGCCATCGTGGGCAGGCTTTCAAGTTTCCGAATTGAAGGACAGCAACTCCGCGCGGACTTGCAGCTTTTGAAATCGCATCCGCAAACGGCGGTCGTCTTGGAAATGGCGGAGACGATGCCGGAATCCTTCGGACTGAGTATCAGCTTTTCCGGCGCGCTGGAAGGCGAGGAAGGTGAGACGCAGTTCATGCGCTGCCTCGAAATCTATTCGTGCGACATCGTGGACTCACCCGCCGCAAACCCTAGCGGCTTATTCTCTAAATTTGACACCACCAACAATCAACACACCAAGCCAATGCTTATCGAAACTCCCGAATACCTCGCCCTCGTTGCCGAACACAAGACCACCTGCGAGCTTGGCGTGAAGCTCAAGACCGATCTCGAAGCGGTGACCGCCGAGAAGACGGAACTGAGTGCAAAACTTTCCGAGGCTTCAAACAAACTAAAGGACGCCGACACGGCGATCACTGAACTCAAAGCCTCGATTGAAAAGACGGCGGCAGAACATGCCGCCGCTCTTTCCGACTTCGACAAAAAGGTGAGCGCCAAGGCCGCGACGATGCTCGCGCAGACAGGCACCACGCCAGTCGTCATCGGCAGTCCCGCAGCACCGGAGCCGAACGCAATCCTCACGCAGTTCAACGCAATCACCAACCCCATCGAGCGCGTTCGCTTTTACCGCTCAAACAAAGCGGCAATCGACGCCACATTCTCCAAGTAACAACCACACCCACAAACCCAAATGGCCTACACCAATCTCAATATCGCCCGACTCGCGAATGCCGCGCTGGAGGGCTTCGTCAAAGAGCTTCTCCCGCTCAATGTCTTTTCGCGTTCCTACTCGCCCGATGCAGTCGGACGCACGCAGGGCAACGTCGTTCTCGTCCCGCTCATCGGCGGTCTCGTTGCTACCACGTTCGGTGGCACCTACGCCATCACGACCTTCGCCAAGAGCGTCGTGACCGTCACCATCAACCGCCACAAGATTGTGCCCATCGGACAGACCGACTTGGACGCCATCAACAACAGCGACTCCAGCCTCGAAAGCTTCGGCTTCCAGCAGGGCGCGGCGCTGGCGCAGGCGGTCATGGAAGACGTGCTCACGCTCGTCACCACGGCAAACTTCACTTCCGTCACGACCTCGCTCGCGGCGAATCTGAACGTGCCGCATCTCCGCGCCGCTCGTCTCGCGCTCAACCAAGCCAACGCACCCAAGCAGCCGCGATTCGCGTTGCTCGATGCGGTGGGCATGGATGCGCTGCTCGGCGTCACGAACTTCGTGCAGGCGCAAATGTTCGCAGACCAGAACGTCCTCACGGAAGGCAAAATCATGCGTGCGCTCGGATTCGACTTCTACGAACTTAATTCGAGCTTCGTTTCCGCCGCCTCCGTCAACGCCTTCATCGGCCACGGCTCGGCAATCGCCATCGCGATGCGCTACCTCGCACCGCAGCGGCCCGAGGAATACGACAACGCGCAGGCTTACAGCGACCCGACAACGGGCGCGACGGTCGGACTCCGCGACTTCTACGACCCGGCCACCGGCACGCGCTACATGGCGCTGGAGTGCAACTACGGATACTCCGCCGGCATCACCAACGGCGCGCGCATCATCAAGCGTGATGACTAGCCCCTGAGCGCAGCCACCAACCGCTTTCATGGCTTACAATCCCGAAGGAATCACGTCTTCCGGCTCCGTGTTGTGCAACAACCCGGCGGCAGGCATCGGTTACACCGGCACCGCTGGCGGCACCGCAGTTACGCAAATCACCGACCGGACAACCGGCGTCACGATTAACGGACTCTGCGGGAAGATTACCACAATCAACACCAGCCTCGCGGCTGAGGCGTCGGCGGTGTTCACCGTCACGAACTCGTCCGTTGCGATTGGCGACGTGGTGATTCTCTCGCAGCGGAGCGGCAAGGTCGGACTCAACACCGATTGCGTCGTGACCGCCGTGGCCGATGGTTCGTTCGACATTACCGTCATCAACGGCAACGCCTCAGGTGGCACAGCGGAGACGGGCGCTATCGTGATCAACTTCGCAGTTATCAAAACTGGCATCTCCTGACCTTCATTGGTTCGTTCATACAGGAGCGCCGAACTCAGCAACGGGTTCGGCGCTTTTGTGTCTTGACGTTGCGCGGTTGGAACCGTAGAAGGCAGGCTTATGAATGCCCATCCCGCAGACTCTCCGCCGCCCGTGTCCACTTCGGAACCTCTCAGGGATGGGCCGGAACCGGGTGGCACGGGCGCGCGGACTCCGCTGATTTCCCTTTGCATCATAGTAGGAAACGTCGAGGAATACATCACCCGCTGCCTCGAATCATTCGCGCCCATTGCGGATGAAATCGTGGTTGTCCGGGCCATTGGTTGCGCGAAGCCGGACAGGACGCTCGACATCGCCCGCGACCAGTTCGGCGCAATCGTCGGCGAGTATCGCAACGCAGCCGGGCACGAAGATTGGCCCCACGTTGACAACTTCGCAGCGGCACGGCAGGCGGCATACGACCTCGCGACCGGCACTTATTGTTTCTGGTGCGACACGGACGACATTCTTTTGAGCGGAGCGGAACTCATCCGCGAGCACGCCGAGCGCGGTGCCTACACCTGCTTCATGTTCCCGTATGCCATCCACGGCAAAGGGCTTGCGGTGCCGCGTGAGCGCATGATGCTGCGCGGCTCAGGCAAATGGGTTTGCCCGGTGCATGAGCATTACGAGTTCACGATTCAGCCGGTGCAAGCCATCGAGGATGAGCGCGTGGTGATTCAACATTTGCCTCACCGCGAAAAGACGGGAAGCAACGACCGCAACCTTCGCATTCTCCGCAGCATCCCAGACGCGGAAATGACCACAGGGCTGCTCTACCATTTGCACATCGAGCTTCTGGTTATCGGCGACATCGAAGGCAGCGTGGAAGTAGCGAAAAAGGTGCTCGCTTGTGACGACCTCGGAAGGCCGGAACGCATGGAGCTTTTTATGAACCTCGCGCAAGTCAGCGAAGACCCGCGACAGAAGGAGGCGCTGTATCATCAAGCCTACGCAGCCGACCCGCGCAGGCGCGAGCCGTTGCTGATGCTGTGCAACAACGCCATGAACAACTGCGAGCCGGACATCGCCCTTGCCTTCGCGCGGCAGATGATGGCGACGGACAGGCCGGACGTGAAAGAGTGGAACGAAAGGGCGGCGCTTTACGAATGGCTCGGCGATGACATCTACGCGCAGGCACTTCGCGCGAACCGCATGTATCCGCAGGCGGAAATCGTTCGACAGAACCGATTCAACAAGGAAGGCGGCGCACGCATCGCACTCGTCCACGCCACGCGCGGCAGGCCGAAGCAGGCCGCGCTCGCGCGCAAGGTATGGCTCGACGCGGCGGCGCACCCCGAAAGCATCGAGCACATCTTCGTTTTCGACACGGACGACACCGAGAGCCATTGTCTTCGCCGCTTCCATCATTCCGAGATGCCGCCGGGCGGCGGATGCGTGGCAGCGTGGAACCGTGGCGCGGCATTGGTCCGCGCTCCGGTAGTCGTGCAAATGTCGGATGACTGGACACCTCCGCACAAGTGGGACGACCTCATCATGCAGCGCATCGGCGACCCATTCGAGCCGCGCGTGCTCGCCGTGAGCGACGGGCACCGCACTGACAAGCTGCTCTGCATGGCCATCTGCACGCGCAAATACATCGACGACATGGATGCGTTTCTTTTCCATCCGTGGTTCACCGGAGTCTATTCGGACAACTGGTTCACGCACAAAGCATACGAGCGCGGTGCGATCATCGAGGCGAGGGACTTGGTATTCAAGCATCATCACCCGGCGTTCAGCGGCGAGAAGCTGGACGCGACATACGCGGAGCAGAACTCCGTCCAGAGATACGAAGAAGGCCAGAGCGTATTGCAGGAACTCATGCTCGGCAACGACTGGTCAACCGTGCCCGGATGGTTCAATTACTACGGCTTCTACGGCTCGATTGCAAAGCGTCTGCAAGACGGCGACACCATCGCGGAGGTTGGCGTGTGGATGGGGCGCTCCATTATTTTCATGGCGCAGACGCTCAAGCGCATGGGCAAGCGCGTGAAGCTCATCGCCGTGGACACGTTCAAAGGCGAGGCAAACCAGCCGGAACACGTCGAGATTGTGAAAGCCCACGGCGGCAGTCTGCGCGCAGTATTCGAGGCGAATCTCGCCCGGTGCGGAGTCGCTGACATGGTGCAAATCATCGAAGGCGACAGCGCCGACAGTGCGGCCCTTGTCGCGGACGGCTCACTCGCGTTCTGCTACATTGACGCCGCGCACGAATACGACGGCGTGAAGCGCGACATCCTCGCGTGGAAAAGCAAGGTGAAGCCGGGAGGCATCTTCGCCGGTCACGACGCGCAGCATCCGCCCGTGATGAAGGCGGTGGAGGAACTGCTACCCGGCGCGGCAGTCATGCAACCTTGCTGGATTAAGCCGCTGTGATTCTCTCCATCCTCACTCCCGCAGTCCCGTCGCGCCTAGATAGTTGGGTTGTCGGACTTGGTGAAAGTCCGCTTGCGACGCTGATACAAACAATAGGCGAACAGATCGGCACGCTACCCGTCGAGCACTTGGTTTTGCTCGACAATAAGCGGCGCACGGTGGGAGAGAAACGCGACGCCTTGCTGCGGATGGCGCGCGGGCAATACGTGGCCTACGTTGACGATGATGACGACGTGAGCGATGACTACGTTGCCGAGCTTTTGAAAGCCGCGAGGGAAGGGCCGGACGTGATCACCTTCAATCAGCATTGCACAGTCAACGCGGCGCAGTTCGAGGTGCAATTCAAGCTCGGCAATCCGAATGAAGCGCCGAACGGAGTGAGCACGATCAAGCGCAACGCATGGCACGTCTGCGCGTGGCGGCGCACGCTCGCAATTCAGTCGCGATTCCCGGCGAGCAACTACGGCGAGGACTGGGCATTTGCCGCACCGCTCTGCGCGCTTCCCGGCCTGCGCGAAGTCCACATTCCGAAGGTGCTGCACTACTACCGGCACAGCAGCAAGACGACCGAGGCACCGCCGCCCTAGTTTGACACGGGCCGGAAAGTGTGACCTTTTCGACGCTTTCCGCAGCGGGCCTTAAGACGGCAATGCAGACCTCGCTACTCGGCGAGAGTGTCACCATTCGCGGCGACGCCTACCGTGCCGTCATTGACGACGTGGTGGCCTCGGAGATGTTCGCGGCAGGCGGAGCGATACCGAGCGAACCGATTTCCATCACCATCAAGACGCAGACTTTCCGACCCGAACTTGCACTTGGCGAGCGCGTGACGGCGCGCGACCGCAACTACACCGTGCGGCAGATCACGCGGGACGAAATCAGCATCACCATTATTGCGGAGCACACGGCAAAGCGATGATGCAAGTCAGCATAAATCTGGACGACGCCGGGCTGCGAAACCTCATGGCGCGGTGGATGAAAAGGAAGCGCAAGACCGTCGAGGATGGATTGCTCATCGCGGCGCGCACGCTTTGCAAGGCGTTCATGGATTTCAGCCTGCCGCGCGACAATGTGAAGATGGAGCGGCTCGTAAAAAGCGACATCCATCGTGCCTACGCCGGTCCGTCTGATGTGTTCCGAGACATTCGGCAGATGGGGGACGAGGAAACGGCAAAAGCATTCTGGGCGTTCTACCAGACTGGCAAATATAAACGCGCAGAGAAAATAATGCAGGCAAAAGCCCCCGCATTTGCAGGCTTGAAAATTCAGCCATTCGACGGCGGCTCGGCGCACAAGGCAGCGCGAGGCGCGCGCGGCCATGTGGTAAAGAATGCCAAGCCGTCGTTCGTGATTAAAGACGGCAGCAAGAAGGGCAAGCTCTCGCGCTACATCGCCACAAAGCAGGCCAACGTCGGCATGGTGAAGGCCGGATGGGTGGCGGCGTGGCGCGACCTCGGGCGCGTGCGCGAAGTGCCGAAGTGGGTGAGCCGGATCAAGGGCAGCACTTACGGTAGCGCGGAAATGCAACTCCAAGGACAGACCAGCCAGCACATCCTCATCCACAACGCCGTGCGCCACGCGGACGAGGCGATTGATCAACGCTATCAGAACACCATCGAAGCCGTGGCAGCGGAGAGGCTCGCAAAGTTTTTCAAAAAGCAACTCGGCTTGATACAAAACGAAAATGCACTCGCATCCTAAACACGATTTTCGCCTTCGATTCAAGGCAACCGGATCTGTTCCGATTCATCCCTCCGCTGGTGAGGAGATAGCGAGTGGCGTCTGTGACGACTACGGAACAACGGTCTCGTTTAGCGGTCGGGCGGCTGCTGAACGAATCGAAATCCGACGCGAGCTCGACGTTTGCACTGTGGAAGTTTTTTGCACCATGCTATGAGCGAACCGCTAAAATACAAAGCCGAAACCGCCGTGGCGAGCTACCTCGGCACCGTCGCCGCGCAAAACGGGCACGTCATTTTCAAGGGGCAGAACCCCGGCGAACAGACGCCGCCGTGCATCGTCGTCTCAGTGGGCAGCGTAGCGGAGGCGTTCGCCGACGCGCTACCAAAGCGCATTCAGATCGGCATCGAAATCATTTCGCCGATTGACACCGACCAAAATCAAGACGGCATCGCGGGCGCAACGAACGACCGGGCGCTCAACTGGAGCGCGCACCGCTCTACCGTGCAGGCCATCGAAGCCGCAATGCAGGACGTGGTGGCGCTGCAAACCCACGCGAACAAGGGCAACCTCTCGACCTCGCGACCAGTGACCGGATTCTACGTTTACGACGTAGAGGAGGAAAGCCAGCAGAGCAACTACGCAGGCGCGGAGCGGATGTTGATCAGCGCACTCGGCTACGTGTTGACGGCGGAGGCGCAAGACAACTGACCGTATTTTGACACCGCTGCATTGGCATGGCAGCAATCGCAATCACAGCCGGGAGCGTTATTCCGTCGAGTTCAGCCGTCATCAAATACGGCGTGGCAGGCGAAACGATCACGGCAGGGCAGGTGCTTTACGTCGAGCCGGTCACACTGCTACTCAAGCTTTGCGATGCGAACTCCACCGCCGCCATCGCCACGGCGGTTGGCATCGCGCTGAACGGCGCGAGCGTAAATCAGCGCGTTTACTACTGCACCGAGGACACCGGCGGATTCGCCATCGGCGCGACGATTCTTTCCGGCGACACCCTTTGGACCAGCGCCACGGCTGGCGGCATCACCAAGACGGCAGCAGACCAGACTAGCGGCGTTTATTCGACGGTCATCGGCGTGATGACTTCAACCACTCTCGCGAAAATCAAAATCATCGGCGGCGGACTCATCGCCTAAATTTGACATCACCCACCCTATAACATGGCTGCAAAAACTCACGGCACCGCATTTTACTTCGGCATCGACGGCGCATACCTCGGTGCGAGCGCGCAAATCATGTCCATCTCGCTCGCGAAATCGGACAAGATTAACGAGTTTGTCACCAACAACTCCGGCCAAGTCGCATCCTCAATCCACGACGACCAGACAGACACGTTGGAAGTCACGTTCACCTTCGCATCTGGATACACCCGCCCGGTCATCGCCGCCAAGATGACGCTCGCGGCGACCGCGCAATTCGACGGCGATTATCGGGTGGAGAGTTTCACAGAAACCAAGGCATCGAAATCCTTTGTGGAGGGCAAGGCGACTCTCGTAAAGGACGAATACCTCACGCTGACCTAAGATGTGGCCGAGCAACGACTCTTCCATTCCATCGTGGCAGACGCAGCCTGCGCAGCGGGCCGTCACGTCGTTTGCGGCAGGACGCTAAAGCCTTTCTGCCTTCTGCATTCGTTCCAACTTTCGCAGTTGGAAAACAAGCTCTGGACGGGCCATGAGCCGGAGCCGCACGAACTGAGTATTGCCGCGCAAATCTGCGCATCGGACGAGCCGGTGTTGGACTTCGCGGAGGATGCCGCACCTTTCGACGCAGAAACGGAACTTGCCAAGTGGCGAGCCTACATGCGCCTGTGCGCGGCATCGCCGATGATGAAAGAGCGCATCACAGCGACCGTCACCCTCAACGACTACGGCGCACCCGTGGAGCTTTGGTGCGCGGCGTTCTTGATGACGAAGCTACGCATTGACGAGCGCCGGGCATGGCGGATGCCCTACGGCCTTGCGTGGTGGTATGTGCAGACCGCGCACGAACAGGAGACCGGCGAGACCTACATCCTCACGGAAGCGGAACTGGCCGACATGGAAGAACGCAGCACGCCGGAAGCCATTGCTGCGCGTGAAGAGTTCGACGTGAATGCGCGCTGGATTGTCGAGAACGTGAAAGACCCGGCAGCGCGCACGGCTTTGCTAAAGCAACTCTCGGAAGGCACACTGGCTGGCGACTGGAGGGCTGCATATGTCTGACGTGCGCGTGACAATCGGCGCGAACTCCGCGCAACTGGAAAGCGAATTTGCCAAGGTAAAGCAAAGCGCGGGCAACTTACGAAAGAGCGTAGGTGACGCAGGCGGTGTGCTCGAAGGAGATCGCCGCGTCGAGAACAAGATGACGGCATGGGTGGACGGATTCAAGAACGCATCGAATGGGGCCGATTTGCTTGCTAACACAATGGGCAACCTCGGCGACGTGTTCAAGACCAGCCTCGCCATCGGCGTTGCGTTGAACGTCGGCGCATCTCTAGTTGGGATGTTTTCAAGCGCAATCACTGAGTGCGACAACCTAAAGAAAAGCGCAGAGGCAACCGGCGCGGCCATTAAGGACGCGCTGGCAAGCAAGGACAGCGGACAAATCTCCGCGATGCTCAAGACCGCGAACGAGGAAATGGCAAAGCTTGAGGAGCGCATGAAGTCGTGGAAGCCGACACTCGCGCCGGTTGAGGGGATGGGTGCAAACCTTTTTCAGGGACGCATTGACTTAGCCAACGAGATTATCGTTCTGATGAAACAGGAGAACGAGATTCAGAGCCTCATCAACCAAGGGTTCACTGAGGAGGCGGCGCTATTAGCTGAAAAATACAGGCTGGAAAGAGAGATAGCCGCAATCAGGAAGCAAGGATTTCCAACTGAAACACAGCAAGGTGAGGCAATCCGCGCAACCGAGGAAGCTAGCGCATTGCGAGTTGAGGCGATCAAAAACAAGGCAATTCAAGAGGAAAAAAGCAAGCGCAACAAAGCTGCCGACGAAAAGCACGCTAAAGTTGTCGCGCAGGCGGAAAAGGACATCGCCGCCGAGCAGGAGGCAGTTCAACATTTCAACGAATGGAAAGCGGACGAAGAGGCAAAAGCACTAGCGGAGCGCGAGAAAGGCGAGAAGGAATCAGCCGCCGCAATCGCGGATTTTCATGTGCAAAAGGAGAAGGAGAAATGGCAGGCAATTCTTGACGAAGCGACAAAGCAGCGCAAAGCAATCGACGACGCAGACAAGGACGCACTCGAAAGAAACAAGCAGGGTTTGAAGGAGGCGCAAGACATCGTTAAAAAAGCCGAGCAGGAACAGAGGCAGCGCGATGATAGGGCGCTGCAAGGACTTCTACGCGGCGAGAACTTGCCTGCGCAGCGCCTGAACGATAGGGCGGTAGAACTCGCGCGGGAGAAAGCGGCAGGTATCGCCGCTCGCGACGAGGTGCGACGCAAGTATGGCGGTGATGCAACAAAGATGACTAAGGAGGAAATCGAGGCCGTAAAGTCTCGCATCCTCGGAGAAAAGCAGTTGGACAAAAAGAAAATCGAGGACGCGATGGCAGTCATCCCGGCTATTGAAAAGCAAATCGCAAAACTCGTTGATAAACTAGGAGTCAAATGAGCGCAACCACACACGGCAGCACCGAGCTATATTCGCTGGTCGAGCAGCCCGGCTCATCGTTTACCACGACGCGCGCAGGATTCGACACGGGGCGTAGAACATTCAAGTGCTGGCAGTCCGTCGCCCTCACGCTGGAGCCGTTGCGCGGTTCGGCGGATTCCACTTATTTTGGAATGAAGGTGGACACCGTGGAAGTCACGTTCGACAAGGCTGGCGTCGCAACGATGCAAGTCTCATATCTGGGGACTAAAAACGAGAGCAAGATAAAGGAAGACGAGTTCACATATTCGGTCACGGATGAGACGGGAAAGATTTACGCGCCGACATTCGACTGGGAAGCATCAATCCCAAAACCGCAAGTCACGCGCACATACATGACGCGCACGCTTCCGACTACCAAGGTCGGAAGATTTGATGTGCCCTTGAAGTATGCTGACCAAGTGCCCGGCGATACAGTTTACTACGAAGAAGTCCCGGCTCTTTGGACTTACACTTTTTGGTTCAAGGGGTGGAGATTGATCGGGCGAACAATCAGAAGCGCAGGTGATTTACATGAGATCACGGAGACGCATCAGTGGGATTTTGAAGTCAGATACATCACGCGCACATGAATCCACAGCTAAAGCAACTCATCAACAACGCAGACGATGGAGTATCTGACGCGCTCACGCTTGCGCCGAAAACGCTAAAGGCGATATTGCAAGAGTTGGAGAAAATGTGTCATTCGTCGGATTCGATCCTTTGCGAACCCGTGCCGGGCGGGAATGGCTTCAAGATTAGCGCAAAGAACGATGGACGTTTCAAGCGTGAGTTTCGCGAGTTTCACATTGAACCATCGGGTGCCTCCACCGTCGCAATTTACAACGGCACACTGTTTGGAAGCCTGCCCACCGGATTCTCGGCGAATGACGACCCGATTGCGACGCTGGCCGTCGCGGACGGGGATAAGATTTACGCGAAGGTGACGTGGAACAGGACACTAAGCAACACGGGAGACATCGTGAGCACTATCACCACCCGCACCATTGAAGCGGCTGCGGCGGTGCCAGCAAACAACAACCTCACGGCCACGCGCCACTACGAACTCGCCACCGTCGCGGTCACGGACGCGGGCACGGTTAGCGTCAGCCAGACCCGATGGGGGCCGATTGACGATCTGCCGGGGACGGCATTCGATAACTACATTATGCCGCCAGACTACGGCGTGACTGCGGAACAAGCGGATTACTGGGACTTGATTGCCACCGGCAAAGGCAAAGACACGTCGGCAGTTGATCTTGCGCCAACTTACGACTCGATACAAACGAACGGCACCGGGTTTGTCCGCATCAAAAAAGACGGAAACAATCTGATGATTTTCCTGCGCGAAGTCACGATCAACTCCGTTGGGCAAATCACCTACATTGGCGCGGAAGAACTCGTTTTTGACGAAACCGTGATTTAACCCGCGCTGACCTAAACAGACTCCAAATTTGACACCGCACTAAAATCATGGCGACGCTGCGAAAAATTACTCTCAACTGGGAAATCCGGACGGGCGCAATCACCTGCGACACCGGCTACATTAAGCGGCAGGAGCTTTGCGACGTTGACCTCTACGTGACGGTGGACGGCACACCCTACGCGCTCGACACTTCATGGGCGATCAACCTGAGCATCAAGCCCGCGCTGCTTGGCGACAACGCGGCACTGGTCGCCGTGACGACTTGGACGGCATCGGCCACCACTGGGCTTTACCAGGCGACGGCGCAGACGATAGGCGGCACCGCGCTCGACACATACCTTGCGGCGAACAATGACGACACCACGGACGACGAGGGCAACAAGCTGGTTGACCTCGACGTGTATTATACCGTCAGCATGGCGATGCAGGCTAAGTCCGACACCGTCACGGTGATTTGCAAGCCAGACGTGGGACGCGCGGATGACACCGTGCCAGCCGCTATCATCGCTCGCAACGACTTCCTCGTCAGCAACGGCACCGGCCTGCTCGTCAACGTCGCAGCGGGCTACGCAGCCAACGGCGCATTCGTGGCAGCGCAAAGCAGCGTCGCCATCACGAACGCGACGAACTACATCGAGGTTAGCGCGGCTGGCGTGGTGAGCGTCAACACCACGGCATTCACCGCTGGCAGCTACCCGCTCGCAACGGTTGTGGCGAGCGCTGGCGCAATCACCAGCAACACCGACTTGCGCGCGTGGATTACGCCGAAGCCTGCGACCTCAACTGGCCTGACAGTCGGCACCACGGCCATCGCCAGCGGCACCAGCGGGCGCATCCTATACGACAACGCGGGCGTGCTCGGGGAGCTACCAGTAGGCACCGGAGTCGCGACGGCGCTGGCGGTCAACGTGGGCAGCGCCGGGGCGTTCATCACGCAGAGCGGCGGAACGGCAGGGAACGCGGCCTCGGCTACGCTCGCAGCAACCGTGACCGTGGCAAACGAGGCGACGGACACGACCTGTTTCCCGTTGTTCGCGTCGTCGGCGACGGGCAGCTTGGCGGTACTATCCAACGCAGGGCTGACGTTCAACAGCGCGACAGGGCTACTCTCCGCGACTGGATTGGCAGGCGCATTCAACGGCACCGTTGGCGCGACCACGCCGGACGCGGTTGCGGGGACGACGGGGACGTTTGATTCCACGGTAACAGTCGGAGCCAACAGCCAAGCAGGCACACTAAACGTCAAGGACAGCGGCGGCACAACCACAGCATCCATTGACGGTGCTGATGGCTCTGCCTCGTTTGGCTATTCCGGTGGAAATGCAGGATTGCTGATTGACCAATTCGGCAACATCACCACCAACAACTCTGCCGAAGCAACCTTATACAACTTCAACGCAACTAACAGTGTGAGTGTTGCCACTGGGGCTATTACCCTCGGAACCAACACAGGAACCGCAGCATACATTAACTATGATGGAACTGCCTCCTTCGCAAGTGGCAACTTGACGATTGGCAGTAGCGGCTCTGCCTCGTTCGCGAGTGGTAATACAACCATTGACGACACTCTTACATTAGGAGCTTTGAACGGCTACCCCGGCATAGTGATTGATGAGGTTGGGAACATTACCATAGGTAATGGCTTTTTCACAGTTACTAATGGCACGCTTTACAGCAACTCTCCTGCAACCTTTCAAGGTGTCACATTAGGCGGCATGGAGGGATTCAATGGCTCCCTTACCATCAAAAATTCCAGCGACACCACCACAGCGTCCATCTCCGGCGCTGACGGCTCTGCCTCGTTCGCAAGTGGCACATTCACCGCAACCACGTCCCTCCTCCTCGGCACCGCAGGCAGCGCCGTGGGCAACGTGGGCTTTCGCAACGCCACCTCGGGCACCACGACGCTTGAGCCTGCCGCGGGCGCGCTCGGCACGGGCACGGTTACGCTGCCGCTGAGTGGCACGCTGGCAATCAGCAGCGGCGCGCAGACCTTTACCGGCGTGCAGTCCATGACCTCGCCGGACATCACGACGAGCATCACCACGCCGAGCACGACGTTCGCGCTGGTGAACACCACGGCGACCACGGTGAACTTCGCGGGCGCGGCTACAAACGTCAATATCGGCGGCGCGAACGTGAGTGGCGTTACAACGGCGAGCGGCGTCCACTTCGCGGGCAACAGCCTCACGACCGGCACCGGCATCTACGCGGCAAGCTCGACGCTGACGAGCGGAAAGCTGGTGGACTTGCAAGTGAGCGGCACGGCGGCGGCGGCATCGCAGACCGTGCTGAACGTCGCGACGGCGGGGGCGAACGGAACCAGCGGGATCACCTCGAAGGGCGTGGTGATTTCCAACACCCACACCGGCACGACATCCACGAACACCGCGCTCGAATTGACCGCGAGCGGCGGCACCACTAACTACGCGATAAATGTCACGGCAGGACAGATGACAATGCCTATCATGTCATCATACTCGGTTCCGAATTTTGTCTGGTCTGACGGTATTGGAATCGGGAACCGCGGCGGAGGGGGCGGTTTCAGCGTAACTAACTCGGGAACCGTTTTGTTAAACGTCGCACCCTCGGCGTTTTATTTTAAGAGCAACCCTCTTTTTTTTGGCGCTAGCGATGATGTGACAATCTCGCGCAACGCAGCAGGCGTGATGCAAATTGGCACTACCGCCGCGAACGCCAGCGGCTCGTTGACTTGCACAAACATCACCGCCAGCGGCACCCTCGCCGTGACCGGAGCCAGCACTTTTACGGGCATTGCCACGACCAACGGG